AGATGATACGAAAACATTTTCAGTAATAAATTTAGACTCATAAATGAAATCACATATACCATAATGGTCAGTATTTCCACCATTATCATTTGATCCTGATGCAGTATTTCTCTGTTGTACAATTTTAAATCTAACTCCAGGTACTTGTGCTCCTGTTGGTAGATCAACAAAGTAGCTATACCACCTAGTTGGAACTGTTCCTGTACCATCACCATCATAACTATTAGCAATTTCACTATCAGATGGTCTTGGTACAAGAACACCAAGGAAATTACTTTCTGGGAAGTTTACAGAACTATCAGTATTATAATATACTCTCAACTCATCAGCACTATCATCAGGACGCTCACCACCATTAGTATTGTTACCTCTAGCTGCTTTAACACCAAACCTCTTAATGTTAGTACAATCTGATGCTGTAATAATAATAAATCTGTCTAATTCTGTTCCTCCAAACTTAACATAGTGTGTATATGCAGTACCAGTTTGTCCAAGTGAAATACCATTAACAGAAGAACCTGCAGGTGTTAGTGAGGTAGATGCCTGAGTACCAGTAGCAGCACCATGTAAGAATCTAGCAATTGGTGGTGATGTATATCCACTACCACCAACAACTAGAGAAACACTATTAACAACACCATTACTAACAGTAGCAACAGCACCTGCTCCAGATCCTGGTTGATCTCCTTGTGCTTCAAGTTCAATAATTGGTGCTTGATTAGTTGGTAACGCAAAACCACCTGCTGTACCAGATCCAGTACCACCTGCGTATATTTCAATTCCATCAGATGCCTTGACTACAACATCACCAACAGAAATACTAGTGCTACCACCATTATAACTAACAATCGTAGCTTCTCTGATTAGAATACTACCATCAGAACCTGCAGAACTAGTAAGTGTTCCCGAAGTATCTACCCAATTGATACTAGAATCAACAGTTGAATTGAGAGAATTTGATACTCCAGCACCACCTGCTCCAACAGTAACTGTTAATGAAGATGATCCAGATGCTGTAATAGTTGATGGGAAAATTGTACCTACGAGATATCCTCCTCCACCTCCACCACCTGCACCAGATGACCAATAACTTCTGTTTTCTGTTGAAAATCCTATAATCTTACCATTATCAGTTCCACTATTATTGTCTCCACCAGCAAGTAATTTATTCTGAACTTTTGTCTCAAAAATATAATAACCAACTGGTAAATTGAGGGAGATATCTTCAGCACCTGATCCTGGAAGTTGCACATCATATTGTATCTCTCTATTAATTAGATCCGTACCAAAAGCAGGATCACCCGTTGTAGCATTTACTACTCTTATCCAACCATAATTGTCAGACTCTATCCTTAGATTACAAGTACCTGCATTAGCAGAAAAAACCCAAAAAGATGCAACATGTGTCTGCCATGTACCAATGTAAGGATCTTCCTCTGTATCTAAAGGTAATACAGGGTATATTCCATAATCCTTCATGTGTTGTGTCCAACCGTTACCAGGATTGTTATGAACACCTGTAGCTACCCAACTACCTTTTTCAGCAAGTGAATTAGTAATTTCAGCTCCACTAGGATTAGTCAAACGCCATGCCATTGATGCTGGATTAGTATACCAATTTGCTGGCACATGATTTACATCACCAGAAGAAATTAGTGAGAAGAAATCATTTCTAAAACTAGATAATCCTCTTCCTCCACCATATCCACCGCCGTGACCACCTGATCCACCGCCGCCACCGCCGTCTCCACCGTTACCGCCAGCACCATCGCTACCGCCACCAGCTCCACCAGTTTGTCCAGCAGTACCAACACCTGATCCACCGCCGCCGCCTCCGCCGCCAGTACAACCATAGTTACCACCAGGACCACCAGAACCAGAGAATAAAACTTGTGAGATGCTTTGCACACCATCTGTAATATTATTAGGTCTTCCATTGTCACCACACTGTCCTTCACCAGCACCGCCACCACCGCCACCAGCACCTGCGCCAGCGGCAATAACAGTAGCACCACCACCAGAACTTGCTGTGACGAGAGTTGCACCGCCGCCTTGACCGCCATTTTGTGTAGCACCAGCACCACCATTACCACCAGAACCTACACCATATGATGTTGATCCATTACCAGAACCAGGATATAATCCAAAAATACCACCAACAGAACCGTTAGAATCTGGTAAAATTGATAATTCTACGTATTTGCCGTTACCACCTCTACCAGTAGTACAACCTGCAGGTGCTGATCCAGATCCAGATCCTAACCCTTGACAATCATTTCCTCTAGAACCATATAATCTTAGAGTACCACTTATGACAGTATACTTACTAGGATCTGTAGCTGTAATACCCCAAGATTGAGTAGTAGGATACTCTAGATTAACACCTGATCCCTGAGCAGATCCAGAAACTGTTAGATATAATCCATCAGAAGCATTCTGACCTCCTTTACCTCTCCATGTGTCTACACCATTAACAATATTAGGACCACTAGATGAAGCCATCCATTGCTTTCCATTAATGCCAGATCCACCTTTATAAAGTACATCAGTAGGTGAACTTTGCTGACTAACAATAAATTCCGATGCGTAAGTTCCACTGACACTAGAAGATCCACCATTACCACCAGCACCAGCAACTGAAGATGATGCAGCAAGTCCTTTTGTACCACCTCCTACAGTTACAGTTAATGGACTACCATTTCCTAGTTGAATTATAGTGGCATTACCATCATTTCCTGCCTGATCATAGACACCACCAGATCCAGATCCACCATAAGCAAAGATCTGAATTTCATCTACATTAACATCTAAACTATATGGATATACTCCAGCACTATCGAATGTAGTATCAATATAATTGTATACAGGAGTTCCTTCAGTGACAATTTCTCTACCACCAATTATACTAATAGAGCTAAATGATTTATGTAAAGGAAATGGTGTATATGTTTGAGACTGCCATGTACCAGAACCACCTGATGCATAGTAATTACCATTGTCTTTTAATGTTCCTGGTCCATTATCTCCACCTTGCCAGTTATAAACATCATACGTTGCAAGTGTATTCAATCCAGTAAGTCTATCTCTTGAAAGAGCATGTGAGTGAGATAGTTTAACGTTTCCTGATGGATTAAATGGTGAAACTCTTCCTGTTCTGGTTCTATAACCAGTCATAAATGGATCAATTTGTACTGAAGATCCTGGAAATCCTTGAACCTGTGGTGCTTCAGAGTGATATAATAGGTGAGAGTGTACAGGTGGACCGTCTAGATCATTATCTACAAGTGTAACATTAATAGTTTGTGATCCAGTAATTCTACCATTTGTATCACCAATAACATCAGTATAACCAGTGGTTCTTACATTACCAATATTAAAAAATTGTTTTTGTGAATCTCTACTAAAATACCATTTACCACCAATATTTCCAACAGCTGTTTCTATGTTAGCAATAGTTGGAGTACCAGTACCATAAACTGGTCCTACACCAACAATTTTCTTAGCAAGTAGATCAGGAACTCTGAACGTTCCCATGTTTGGATCTGGCCAGAACCTCATTACATTTGTACGGTTGATGGCAGCAATCTGTCCAAACTCATCAACTCTCACACTTGCAGTAAATCCAGCACCACTACCAATATTATCAAGTGTAATTGTTGGAACACCAGTATATCCTGAACCTTGGAAAGTTAAATTAATAGCGGTAATAACACCTGCTTCAACTACTACCAATCCAGTAGCTACAACACCACCATTTGCTTGAGGAGCAGAAAATGTTACAGTAGTTCCTGCATCATAATTACTACCACCGTTAGTAATATCAATGCCATTACTTGAAGTACCACCATAGTTGTTGCCAATTTGTTCATACAACAATGGATAATCAATAATATTATATTCTGCTCCATCACAATAAAGATATCCATAGTATTGATACTCTGGATTATCCTCTGGTGAACCATCACCAGTCAAATCATTATATGCAGTTACTCCGTTAACTGGTAACGTAGTAGGTATAAAATTACTATCATAGGAGTTAGAGTTCTGCTTTGTTTTGAAAACATCGACAACAGTTCCAATAGTTACGGTATCAGGACCTTTTTCCTGATAAAAATTTCTTCGATTGTTTCTATATGCAGGATTTACCATCTTACGTCTTTATTAGATATTCCATAACAACAAAAGGAGCACTAGCAGAATCAATTGATGCTACTGTACTAGGTGTTAATGCCACAGTAGTATTTAACGCCTCAGGACTAAGTAAAAATGTATCAGTGACATATTTAAAAGAGTGATCTCCTCTATCAACAATAATCTTATGATTGTGCTGTGTAGGATCTCCGTCTACATCATTCTCATCAACCTCAGTAAACATGTTTGTTGCTTGAGGATATGACTCTTGCTCTGTAATATTTGAGTTGATAGGAACTACATCAGCTAAAGGAAGTCCTGCCCAATCATATGGAACTCCCTGTTTACCTGCCTGATATGTTACTGGTGCTTTACCACTAGTATTCCATGCAGCACCAGAACCAGCATACTGACAACCACCTGTGAAGAAAGAAAAGTAGTTAGCATATTCAGTTCCATCAAATCCAAAGTAATTATTTTGTAGGTCATATTGAACTTCATCACCTAGCAAACAATAACATCTTAAGTTTGCTAAGCTACAACCATTATCACAAAAGTTGTAGTAGACAGTATATTGGGTACCAATAAGGAAGCTTTGTGATGTATTAGGTGTACCTGATTTACCACCAGATGCAATTGCCCAACATGCTGGTTGGTTACTACCAGGACCCTGACCACCATCAGTAGCATCTAACCATTCAGAAACTGGAATAGTAGATGCTGTTTGGAAATAAGATCTTCCTCCTGGTTGATCATTACCATCAAATGTTAGATTTGTATCTTCAATAAATCCACCACTAAAACCAATCAATACAATACCTGACATATCATATCCATTAGGGTGTGGTCCTGGTGCTCCAGTAGGAGGATTCTCCACACCTCCTGCCCAGACATCTGCCTGCTGTTCTCCACCAACACCTACAGTATTTGGATCCGTGCTATCTGCACCACCACCACCAATACTTCTAACAAGTTGAGTAAATGTTACAGTAAAAGAGTCTCCTGTTGAGTAGCTTCCATCTAAGAACTGAGCAGGAATAGGATATGTATTAGGAACCCAGTTCGCATACTGAGAATCATAGCTAGACGTGGTTAAACCACTATCCTGTCTAGATGGTAGAATTGGAGATGGTTCTGTAGTTCCATCTGGCCATGTAATATAGATACCCTCACCAATGTTGTTAACACGTTCACCACCATTACTATCATTACCCATAATGGATGTAATAGAAATCAAAGTATATTGTGCAAATGGAACAGTAACAGTCCAAACTCTTGGGTTTTGAAGAGAGCTAAATGGTGATGTTCCACTTGTTCCAAATGCAACGTAACCAGATCCTACACCAGGACTTAAAAATCCACCAACTTCTCCTGTACCATTACCAAATCCAACAATTGCAGTTCCATTAAATGTGTTGGTAACTTCACTACCACTAATATCATAGTTAATATCAGGTAGTGTAATAACACCACCAGTATTTGCAGATCGTGCCTGAATTCTTACTCTCGTAGTAGTCGAGAAGTGCATGTGTGGGTGAATACCAGCATTATCAACTGCCTCAGTATCAGTATACTTATCATTACCCCATGTCCAAGAGGGTTTTCCCTTCAATGGAATAGTTTGAGAAGGTACAATAAAATTACCAGTATATGTTACCTGAGCAACGCTACCAACGTTTGATGATGCTTGCATACCAATACCAGATCTTTTGATAAAAGTTCCGTTTGCTGTTTCTTCTATAATATTATTAAATGAACCAGAGTCAGAAGGTGATGGTCTAGGATACTTAGATCCTAAATCTGGAACGACAAACTCATCAGCACCAATAGTACCAATGGTATCACCATTCTCATCTAACCTAGCAAATTTTGCTTGAGCTCCAGTACCACAAATTTCTGCTAGCTCTGGATAATCTAATGCACTATACTTTTGCCCATCACATCTTAAATAACCTGCAGGCAACGATGCAACTGAATCTGGATTGTTTGGATTGTTTGGAGCAGTAAGTTCTACAGGCCAAGTAATCAAACTTCCTGTTAGAGTTCCATACTTGCTTCTTTCTTTTCCGTAATGTGATGCCATTAGAAAGCTCTAATTATGAATACAAAGTTCTGCGAAGGACAAGCAATGTTCGCTGATATATTTAGGGCACCACCAATGGTTTCAGGTGCAACATCACCTTTACTGATATCATTTACTGGGTGTGTAGTTGGTCCTTGAAGTGTTCCTCCACCCATGATAATCTCAAAGCTACCATGGTTATGTGATCCAAAAACATTACCTGCTGGATCTTGTCCCTGTGGTGTTGTATTCATAGTAGTTGGATATGTACCATGTCTAAAATAAATGCCAATAGTTGCACTACCAGCACCAGCAATTCCTCTATCAAGTTCTAAAACATATTCATATGATCCAACACTACCAGTTCTACTAATTTGTAGAATTTGTGTTCCAGGGCTAACATAATCGGCAGCTGGTGCATCACTTTCCATCACCATGTTAGGAACAATACCATCATAATCTGTTCCAATACTTGTCCCTGCAGGAATAGTAATTTGGTTGGCACCACCAGTAACTTGTAAGTTTAATAGATATGCGTTTGCTCCTGCTTCTGGATCATCACCCAATCCAGTAGGTCCAATAGATCCACCAAATCCAAAATAGTTTCTTCTATTAGTAAAATCTAATGGTCTTGGGAACATACCAGTCCACGCTTTCTGTGCGTGAGTAGTTACAGGAGTAGCAGTAAATGTATCTGTATACCCAGAAGGTGATTGGACAGTTAGTGAATCTACAGTATCTGGTGGAGTTTGACTGTAATCATTATCAGTATCACTAACAAAACGATTGAATTGATATGTTTCAACCAAAGTATTGTCATCATTATATGTAATTAATCCAGCACCATTACACCATGTTGGTGCTTCACCAGGATTATTCAAACTAGCTTCATACCAAGAAACTGTACCACAACTACCACCAACACTCTTGTTTCCACTTACACTCATACCATCTGGTTGAAATAATTCTGGTTGTGGTCCACCTGCCAATGCTTTTTCATATGCACCAGGATGCCTGTGATATGGCATATGGTTGATACCTAATTTTCTAGGGAACAAATATGCTGTTGTAGTAAAAGCAGGATCACTTACCCTAATATTTCCTCCTGCTGGTCCATTGGTAATTTTACCGACAAATGGGACATCAACATCAATAGTAAATGCTAGATCTGTATCAGCACTAATAAGTGTACTAATTGATTTTGTTAGACCATCATCTACAACTAGGGAATCTCCTGCACCATCAACTAATTTAGAATATGCATCTGATTGTCCAGCATTATAAGCAGATTGAGTAATCATGAATGGTTCTAAGTCCATCAAGACTCTTCCTGTAATATCTGGTACTTTAATAGTTCCAATATAGTGAGGGAATTGTCCTGTTAGCTGTGTTCCACCATAACTATTTCCCAAAACAGATGATAATAAAGGATATTTGTCACCTTGATATACTTTCCCATCACATAATACCCAACCATGAGGTACGTTATCTACCAACGTACCTGATGCTGAGTTACCCGCCCATGGCATAATAGTGCCAATTTTGGCGGTCTTCATCTTTTTGATTTGACCGTATGATTGTGCCATAAGTTTAGAGTTCTACTAACCACCAACCACGAAGGTTAGCAGGGATTTCGGATGCGTTTGGATCGTTTGGAGCATCAGTGTTACCAACAAACAACAGACCAAATGCTGCGTTTCTTGTTTGAACAACCAATTCTCCTCCATTATAAGGAGCAACTAGTAGGCTACTACCTGATCCAGCGGCAAGTCTGGTTCCTTGTAGATCACCTTGAACTGCTGTTGCATTTCCGTTAATTGGAAGTGCTCTAATAACAAGGTTTGTGTTGTAGCTTAGATTTCCAGTTAGTTCTGCAAATCTAATTATATCACCAGTAACTGCATAATCTGGAAGGTAAACAACCATGTTACCACCTGTCGTTAGATTGACTAGGTATTGGTTATTTGGTTGTAGTGGGTTACCTGTTGTTTGACCTAAACCAGTTGCTGATTGTGCAACATATGTCCATCTTCTACCACCATTCTTGTTAAGGTACTGACTAATTCCGAATGCATCGATAGATCCATCCTGATACATGATGAAGTCCTTAGGACCAGTCAATCCACCAGCACCTGCTGATCCAATATTATCAATGTGTAATAGAGGAAGAGATGGTGATTCAGTTTCTTGAACCTTACCCTTAATGTAAAGGGATTCGCCCATTTCAACAGCACCAGTTGCTCTCTCAACTTTAAATTGAAGTTGGTTAGAGCAGCTACCATTTTCCTGACATTGTGAATTATATACCTGAAGGTTACCAAAGATGTTGGCAAATCCATTCAGATACATGCCATTCTTGCCTGTAACTGGGTCAACAATTGCACCATCGCCAGGGTGACCATCATCGTTAGTTACGTTGAAGATCAGTGTAGTACCATCTGTACCATACATTCTAAGGTTGCCACTGGTAAGTGTTAAGTTACCATGTGATGTTAGATTACCACCACCAAAGAACTTAGTGACAGTACCATCATTGTTACGAACAGATTTAGCAAGACGTACACCATAGACAGAATCATTTTGACCATCAATGCTGTCTGGGAAGAATAATTCAGTTCCAATTCTGATGATATATTCATAATCAAGTTTCTCAGAAACTAGATCACCATTGACCAACCTCATGCGAATCTTATTAGGATTAGCATTTGGAGATTCAACTGTTACTCTTCCTGTAGCTGGAATTGCTTCGGAAAGTGTGGTTGTTCTAGAATCTTTTTCTAGTTTTACAACAACATCAGTTGCCTGCCAAGATAGTGGTGTTGTTCCTTCAGCACCTCTACCACCGTTAGGATAGTCTTGAACAGGATAATCAACGTTATTTCCAGTAGGTAGATACTTGTAACCATTACCATCTTCATAAGGATCATCAGTAACGATGATCATCTCTGCCTTGGTATTGGATCCATCAGTGATTAGAACAAGATCACCTTTTTGGAAAGCTTCGATGTCATTGACAGCGATGTTAACTGTAGAAGGAGATGGAGTTCCAGTGAATACGTTAGCAAAGATAGTCGTGATAGGACCATTTGCCTGTACAGTGAATGGATCTCTTCTGTATACATGTACCTCGTCTGTAGTGCTGTGTGCTGCAGCAGTAGTACCATAGAATGCACCAATTGCAAAGATAGTAGCAAAGTTACTACCGAAGAATGCATCACCAGTACAGATATCAATTTCTGCAGTCTTATAGAGAGAATTTTTAAACGTTAGTTTAGTATTTGTATCTCCTGCTGTTCCATCAGAACATGTACCATTGAAGTTAATATTACCATAGATGAATGTTGTTGTATCATCATTTCCAGGATCACCAAGGATAACACTACCAGTGGTAGAATCAACCTCGAAGACTGTCTCTTCACTAACGGTATCACAACCATTCTTAACGCTGAACTTCTTAGCTACTAGATCAAGTAGTGAAGCAACCTTAACAACTTCACCCTGATTGTCAGTACCATCATTGTTTGTGTCTTCACGACTGATGATGACATAATCAATTCCTGGTTTTAGATTACCACCAAACTCAGAGAGATATACATTGTCTTGTGCTCCAGAACCATCAATTGCTGAAGTAATCCAAGTAGCATCAAATGCAATGTTAATCTTCCAGATGTTTGTAGTATCTGGGTGGTTATCCTTGATAGCAGTAAATGTACCAAGTGGTTGACGCTTAACCTTGAGGTAGTAAGGAGCAGTTTCTGCACCAGTAAGACCATCTTCAGTAATCTGTACAATTTCAGGATGAGTAGATCCAGTAATAGCAGTATCAATAATGAAACGGTCAAGTGCCTCAAAGTATGGTGTAGGTTTGTACTTAACTGGTAGATAGTATTCATCACCAGTTAGTGCAGGAAGATCTGCTCCTTCAGCACCTCCTCCAACAACTACAGATTGATAAGTACCATCACCCCAAGGATCAGAACCTTGAGTATCAATTCTATTGAATCCTGCTGTTAGTTCTGCTGCTGTTGGGTTTGCTTCGTCAACAACATCAACAACTAGAACGTTAACAATATCAATGTTCTGGTTGAACTGATTTGCTCCAAGAATACCACTTGCATGAACCTGAATTGTGGATCCTAGTTGTCCTCTATCTCCTAAGAAGGAGAATGAAGCAAATCCACCACATAGAGTGATACTAGAATTAAATCTAGAGCTAGCATCTACGAGGAGATTGTTTCTAATCTTAGTCGTACCACCCTGACCACCAATGTTAATTTCAGATGCATTAGTAGCAAAATCTAATGTCTGAGTATTTCCAGTGAAGAACTTGACAATACCTGCCTCAGTTCCCAATGTAACAATGTTATCTGGGTTGGTTCTATCACCACCAAGAACTTTGTTAGCACCAAAGGTTGCATCACCAGCGAAGTTAACTCGCTTGGTACCAAATGTTGTGAACGAGTTAGAGGAGTTGTTACCATATGCACCACCAATCTTAACCTTAGAGATATTAGATGCAGTGTCTGCAATATCACCAAGGAAGATGTTAGAATGATCACTGCTGTTACCAATAAAGATAAACTGATCATCACTCTGAACATCAGCAATCTCAACATACTGGAGACTGTTACCAATGTATAGACCAGAAGATGCATTTCTATCAAGTACACCACCAGTAATGCTTAGATTACCATTGAATGTGGCATC